TAATGAGTGGAACGTGGAGGATACTGGTAAATGGAAAACAGAAGACACGGATAATTTCTTCTATGAAATTGAGGAAAAAAAAGATGTATAAAAAATTTATAGAACCAATTTGGTTTTGGTTTAAAAAATGGGCCAGAAAAATTAAAAGTTATTTTATTAAATAATTCTTATCGGCCGTATAAGATAGAGTGTGTTGGGAGACTAACACACTCGGTACCAAAATTATGAAAACAATACCAGACGCAATAACAGATATCAAAAGGTTTACGAGGAGAATAATAGACATACCATTGTCTTGGATGGAACACATTGGTAGTAAAATGAATGTGTATGCCTGGAACAAAAGATGGGGAAATAGAGAAAAAGGCTATGGTTATAAAAATAGAGATTAATATAATTAGGGAGTTTAGTTATGAAATGGCTAAAAAAATTATGGAATTGGTATGTAGAGTGGTTATTCAATGAACACAAAAAAAATGAAAAAAAATAAATTATCTAGATTTGAATGGGTAAAAAAAAATATAGTAATTGTTCCTGTTGTAGCAGCTATATTAGCTGGAACATTCACATCTGTTAGATATGTATTGAGTTTAACTGATACTATTGAAGCAAATAAACAAACTCTTGTAAATATTGAAAGAGATTTAAAAGTGGCAGAGGATAAATTAACAGAGGTTGCTACAAGATTATCTGCAGCTGAAGCTACGTGGGAGATGGCAGAAAATTTATATAGACAATTAGCAGATCAAGTTAGGGAGCATGCATATGATATTAAGGATCTTAATAGGTAGTATATTAATAGCTTTACTTGCTACTGCAGCTAGCGCACGTAATGAATACTTAAACGATGGCACCAACAGCTGCGATCAAGGTAGTTGGGAAGCTTATTCAGAAGTAAGACAACAAGAATATAAGACAGGAACAAATGATGAAAGCCAACAACAAGTGTTAGGTTTTAGATGGAGAAAATCTATTGGTCCTGTGTGTGATGAAGAGTTTGCAGAAGAACAAAGAAAAAAACAAAAAATTAAAACACAATTAGAATTAGTAAAAGAATGTAAAAGAGTGCCTAGAATTAACCCACCACCTCCACAGTTTGCAGAGTTAATCAATATGTGCTTAGAATTAGGTCTTACATCTACGCAGTCTTTTGGTGATAGAGACTTTGATCCAAAAGTTAGTTATTGGACAGAGCTTAAGGAACAGTATTTAAAAGATAATCCAGATGTGGTAACACTAGACAATTATAAGGAAAAGAATGGCAAATAAACCACTCAACATATCGGAGTCGGCATCGGTGCAGATGCCTATGAAGACGGTTGCCAGTTTGATCGCGATAATCGCAATCGGCACCTGGGCTTATTTCGGCATTCACGAAAAATTAAACCAACACTCAACAAAAATAGAGTTGATGCAAAAAGATTTAGAACAAAACACAGAGTTTAGAATTAAATATCCAAGAGGTGAGTTAGGCCAATCAGCTGGAGAAGCAGAGCTTTTTATGATTGTAGAACATGTTAGTGGTTTATTAGAAGATGTAGAAGCAGAGATTAAGAGTATGAGAAACAATGCAGTTAACATAGAATTTTTAAAGAAAAGAACTGAGAAGTTGACTGAAGATGTAGAGAAGTTAATTAGAAATGGAAGTCATCAATGATAGAGACTGTATTTGCACTTATACTTACATTAAACGGAACGATGATAGAGCATGTATATAAAAACAACCTCAGCGATTGTTTGAAATCAAAGCGCATAGCTCAGAACGAGGTTAATCCGGAGCGAGTTGTGTTTTCTTGTAGAAAAGTAGAGGCTCAGACAGAAATATACATGGATAGAAAGAAAATAATTAAGATATTAAAATAGTGGAACCCATCTGTTATATTTTAATTATGCTTTGGTTGATGGGTCAGTCATGAAGAAGCCCAACAAAAAAAGAAATCCTATAGCAAGACAATTAAAACACTTTACATCCAAAGTTATACCGAATAAAAAAAGATATGTCCGAAGAAAAAAAATGGAAACAGAAAGTCTTGGAGACTGAAATCGTATCTGGGCATTGTCCTGAGTGCGAGATGTATACTATTTTAGTTGGTCTAAACAGATCCTTTTATAGATGTACAAACTGCGGATACGACGTTGAGCAATGGGTAAATGGTGTGATTAAATATATGAAGGTAGATAAGAACACCAAGATAACTATGATCAACGATGGCAAAGATTAAAGGCTTTTTAAATAAGTCAGCACACGAGCCTATCTTTCACAAAACTTCTATTGGACGTAGACCTAGTTTACAAAAAATGAATAAACATAAGCGCAGGTCGCACAAGCCCTACCGGGGACAAGGCCGTTAGTGTTTTGGAACTTTATTATATTTATCTTTTGGGTTGATATAATATTATTTTTAATCATCTTGTTTGGAACCATTCTAATGTACATATGAAATTTTTATTAGTATTCACCATCTGCTCACAACTCTACGGAAATTGTATGCCTCCTATTAAGCACGACAAATATTTTAATAGTCATTATAATTGTGCAACTACAGGTTATGGCATAGCTACGGCAATGATGGCAGATATGGGGCAAGATTATGTTAATAATAATGCAATTGTGATTGGTTTTAAATGTGAACCTAAAATGGATATTTAACTCTGCCTGGTGGGACTAGTTGGTACGACACCCACAAGCTTTCCCGAAGCGTCCAACAGTATCATTCAAGATAAAGATGGTCGGTACTCACAACCACTTCCGGTGTCTTCAGCCACTCGGCCGTAACCCTCCGGTTATGTGCATTACACCCGCTTAAGCGTTGTTCTGCCACAAAGCTTAATTAAGTTGCAACTTAATTAATTTGAGTATGAGAATGTATAGGACAATCTATCATATAAGTCAAACATTAAAATGAATTTAAACCCAATTTGGACGGTTAATGTTGCCGTGAGCAAGAAAGCTCACGGCAAACAAAAGGTGTGAGAAGAGATCACCAGAATACATTAAAAATTATTTTCTTGCAAGTATTGTTTTTTTGTTATAGTTTCCCATATAAATGATAACAAAAACTAATATAAGAAAGGATAATAATGCGTTATACATATAAAGTGAGAGAGTTAGGTAAAGACATCGTAGATGAAAAAACCAACGAAGTAGGTAAAGATGTTGGAGCTTCAGAGGAAATGGAAGCTATGTCTTTAAAAAAATTAAAAGCTAAACTTGATCATAAAAAAGAATATCATGTAGAGTATACCAACAAGAAAGGTAACTTTATATCAACAACAATAAAAGGAAAGGAGAGTAATTAATGGCTAATCCCAAATATCATAAATCGGTATCAGTGCCTGTTGAGGCGTGGAAGAAAGCAAACTATCTTAAAGATAAGATAACTGATGCATCGTTAAGTATAAGTAAAGTAATAGAAAGTCTAGTTAATAAGGAAGCGAAGAAACATGGGTACAAAAATGGAAAAGCGGACTAAAATATTTTGTCCCAAGTGTAAAGGTAATGGATTTTATCGAGTCCCTTATCATCTAACAAGAGAAGAAGTCCATGCTCAATGTGAGGATTGTGACAGAACAGGCGAGCTTTGGATTGAAGATAATCTAGAACCAAATCAACTAAGAGAGAAAGGTGTAATATGAAACATAAATCAATGTCTCAAATGAACAAAGAAAGAAAGAGAAAACCAATGACAATAGAAGAGGAATATAGAAACGCTGACGTTCCTATGCCTTACAATGGTGGTGTAGCTTATACTTCTTTTGTAAAAATGTTTAAGGGGGCCAATGGGCGTAAAACAGATAATAAAGATTAAAAAACCCATTGAAGATAAAGATGAAGAATCTGTGCCTGAATCTTTAAGGTTTGAAGAACACACGGAAGAAGAGTATCGAGCCCACTTAAAAAAATTTTTTAAGGGTGATGATGAAACACAATAATTCTTATATCTATCCGAAGACCGTTAGAACAACGATCGACGGTAAACGACACTATGACATTAATGGTGGTAAATGGAAGCTGCCTTCAGTTACCACTATATTGTCAGCGACTCAAAGCGCCGAGAAGCGCGAATCGTTAGCCAACTGGCGTCAACGAGAGGGCGAGGAGAATGCAGCGCGGATCGTGGCTACATCTGGTGCCAGAGGTACAGCAATGCACAAGATATTGGAAAAATATATTTTAGAACAAGGTTATCTAGACCAAACAGAGGTAGGTCAGCAGGCCCATAATATGGCCATACAAGTCATACAAAAAGGATTATGTAATGTTTCAGAATATTACGGATCAGAAGCAACTTTATATTATCCTGGGCTATACGCAGGACAAACAGATTTAGTTGGCTTACATCAAAATGAGTTAGCCATAATAGACTTCAAGCAAACAAACAAACCAAAAAGACGTGAGTGGATTGAAGATTACTGCTTACAATTAGCAGCATATACAATGGCACACAATTACGTATATCAAACAAGTATTAGTAAAGGTGTGATCATGATGTGTAGTAAAGATAACTTCTACCAAGAGTTTATAATAAAAGGACTTGAGATGAAGAAATACATGCACATGTTTTTAAAACGCATAGATGAATACTATGAAGAACTGAGAGGAAAAGACTAATGAGAGTAAGAGACTTTCAACAAATATTGGGTAAGTTTACTAACAATGAAAAAGGCACAATTATATCAGATTGCCCTATATACATTGAAACTATGGATGGTAGACTAGAAGAAATAAGAAAGGTAGAGTTACAAGAAAGCAGACTTATCAACTCTCCAGAGCCCGCAAGAGTTGTAATTAAGGCAGAGTCTTTAAAGAGATTTATGTCTCCAACCTTCAAACAAAGCTAATTATGGCTAAAATAAGGCAATGACCACCATAAGAGAAATATTGGGGGCATTGTTTTTTTTTCAGAGTAAAAAAATATGGCGTGGTCACGTGGTCAAAGAGGCTTTTTTGAGCTATAAGTGTTGGTATAAGCGAATAGTAGCACTACCAAGACAGCGTTTTTGCGTGGTAGGGCGTGGTCAAAGTTGGTATTCGGCGCGCGCGACCCTTTTTGTTTTTTTTAAAACTTTTTTTGCCCAAATATTTGCCTTATAATGAAATATGCCAAAAAGACGTAAGAAATCTAAATACAAGTATGCAACTATTGGTAATAAAAAATATTACTTTTATAAAATAGTTTGGTTAGATCCGTGCGGAGATGCGGGACATGCAGACGTAGATGAAATGAAGAAGTTAAAACCAGCAGTTATGATTTCACAGGCATACATATTTGATAAAGATAAGAATCACGTATGGACATTTGCATCTTACGACACAGAGTCTGCTGTGTTCTCTGATCGTAATTGTTTCCCTAGATCAATAATAAAAAAAATGGAGAAGATACACACATGAAAAAATATATAGATAAGTTCCACGTATGGCACCTATATTATCGTACAGAGATAATATGTTTTATGTTGGGTTTTGTTGTGGGCGCTATAATATTATGAAGAATAAGACCTTGACGAAAAATATGCCTTATGTAAAATGGAAGGCTATACCACCTGTAAAAGGGCCTGACTCACAAGGAGTAACATATGGGAATAATAAAAAGAACGTTAGCGTTCATAAAAAGAATTTGGGTAGAGATAAACGAGATGTTTAATCGGATACAGGGAGCTGTTCTGTTTTTGATTCTTGTCGTGACTCTTCTGGACTAACATCTATTAATGTTTTATGATCGTCTAGAATTTTGGCCATCTTGGCTTCCAATTCTTTCTCTGACATATTATCTAAATTACCAGACAAAATAAGTTTTTGATCAACGTAAAGTCCACCGGCTTTACCTCTGGCTACCTCTGCGTTTATAGCTGCAGACCATGCACCTTTTTTCATTGCATCATCTCTTAACTTTGCGAGTTCCCCAAGGTGTCTACCAAGATCAATACCAAACTTCTCTTGCACTTCTGCTCTTAACTCACCAATATATTTTACTACAAGTGGAGATATTCTAGGATTTCTAAGTTCAGATGCAGCTTGTCTTGGTCTAGTCTTATAACCAGCTTCATAGGCTGCCTCAGCAGCACTCTTTCTGCCCTCATTATATACTAATAACTCTGCAAATTTAATCTGTCGTTCTGTTAATTGCTTTGGTAATCCCATACTTGACTTATATCGTACTCTAGCGTACAAGTCAATTTATGAAGACTATTATATTTATATTAAGTTTAGCTGGAGCAAGTTCAGATAAATCTATTGATCCCGCAACTGCTGTTGCACGGGAAATTATTAAAGGTGTGTACGATGAAAGCCGAGTCGAAACTATGGCATTTACTAAAGAAAAATACCCCCAAAATAAGTTGGACTAGACTAGAATCTTGGGCCTCTTTTGGTGTGCCTGATTTGCTTGGATACGAAGATTCATGCGGATTTTTTATGGTTGAGCTAAAGGTTTCTAAGACTCACAAAGTATCGTTCAGCCCACATCAAAAACTATTCCACATGACCAAGACAAAACGTAATTTCATCCTGCTCGAAGATACCTCTTCTCGCTCCATAAAACTTTATGAGAGTAAATCTATCCACGGTCTGTTGATAGATCACAGAGAAACACCTTCCCTCACAAACAATAATTGGGAGCACGTTCAGCGCTTGTTGCTTGACCTTCCCTTTGACGCTTGAAGCTTGTCGCTTGTAGCTTGTGGCTTGGCGTTCTTCACGAACCGTTCAGAGTTATCCGCGTTTAGCTTGTCGCTTGTCGCTTTGCGCTGCTGTCTTAGCTTCTTGTAATAACTCGGGTGTTTGAATTCCATCGCTTCTCCTTTCGCTTGTAGCTTGCGGCTTGTCTCTGTAACCGTTCTTCACGGCCCACTCTTCGTGAAGAGCATATACTGTTTTACTTTTAGTGTTTGGCATATTCTACGTTTGAAATTTTTCTATTCCAACAGCTTCTGCAGCTGCCACACTTTCCGCCTTGCTTCGGAGCGGGACAAGTCCCGCTCCCATTCCCTACAGTTGACGTCCACGGCCAGAAAGTAACCGGGGCTTGATCAACCATGTGTGAAGACATCCTGATGATTAAATTAGCAGGGACCTCTTCAGGGGAAACTAATTTTAAAAATTGCGCTTCGCGCGTCGGAATCCAGTGCTTTGTTTTTGGTGTTCGTTTACATACTTCGAAGATCTTTAATAAATGCTCTTCGCTCTGTATGTCTCCGGCGTCGTGCCATCTAAAATACTTTTGATTTTTAATCTGTGCGACCATCGCTTGAACCCATCGCGGGTTGGTGATGGCTTTGAGTCTTACATATTGCGCGGCTTTAATTGCAGGGTATCTGGTATAGTTACCTTTCATGGCATAGCAGCCATTGCAAACGCTGCCTTTAATCTTAGCAAGCTTTGCGCCGGTCTTGCATTCCCATGCGGGTAGACTGTAGGACAGTCCAGGCATCTTGCTGGTCCTGGTCATCGATCCGGTTATTTGTTTTGCTTCTTTTACTTTCATAAATTCCTTTCTGTTATTTTCCCATACTAGCTTGAAGCTTGAGGCTTGTCAAGCTTGTGGCTTGATGGTCAACGCTTGTCGCTTGTAGGTTCGATTACCATTCTTAATTTTATATTTAATATAACGCTGCCATGGTTCCATCTGTATGGACAGGTCAGCCAGCAGCGTCTTGATCTGAGCGTCCGAAGCCCGATCCACTTCTATAGTTATTTTTTTCATAGTTCTCCTTTCATTGCTTGTGGCTTGACGCTCGACATTCTCGGGTGACATCAAACCATTTTGCCCACTTATCGATTTTACATGAGTCGAGGCAATGGCCAACTCTGGCGCGGTTCAGCTGGCCGAAGCCATCTGCTACTTATCCAGACTTCCTTTATCGCACTTGACCCCAGATCCATCGGTGGTCGGCAACGAAGCTAATCGTTACATCCGTCGGCCAATGGATCAGGGCTCAAGTTTAGAATTATTCTAAACAAGCATTTACATAATCATTGTACTCGTGTTCACATTGGGCTTTATACTCCTCTTTGTTTTTCGCCTGTGAGTTGCATATTCTCCAATGCTCATCAGCATAATATTCTGCTGTATCACGACAAGGAAATTTTTTTAATTTCCTGTTGATTGCGTTTATTCTTTTATCTTGCCAACTTTTTATTTTTACTTTCATATTGACAATATAGTATATCTGGGATAATATGTCAAGTATAAAAAACAGAAAGGATAATATGCCAAAAACAATGACCAAGTACCAGCTTGACCATTTTAAATCGAAGGTTAAAAGAAATTTTAATCCTTTAATTGAAGAACAGGAATTGCTGGTTAAACAATACAGGGCGGAAGCTACTGAAAAAATAGTAGGCAAGCTCGCTAAAAAAATGGGCGCAGATAAAATCTTAAATGAATTTAAGAAAGCTGAAGCTCAATTAAAGGCGGTGCAAGACAAAGCGCGAACCTTCTTCAAAAAGAAGGCGGAAGCAAGCGAAGATAAGAAAGCTAATTTTAATTCTTATCGTTTTGATCGAGACGAAAAACTATCGCTGTCCGATTGTGAAAAACAATTAAAAGATTGGGCGCGTGATTTGGTTGATCGTGAAATAAGAAGAAGACCAGAAGGTCTGAAGCTCAAACAACTTGAGGATCTAAAAACAAAAGCAATAGATCAAGTTATGGAAAGCGGAACGCCAGAAGAATTAATAAAACAACTAGACCAAACAACTAAAAAAATTGGGATAGCTTGGGTTATTGATACTTCTAAAATAAAACAGATAAGCTCAAATTAAGGGCTTGACATTATTAATGGGATATGTTAATATTATCCCATTAATAACAAACAGAAAGGAAAATATGCAATACTACATTTTAAGAAGAATAAAACTTTGGGGCGAGTGGGAATACGATACAGACCCGAAAGCTAAAAGAGGATATAAAGATATGGGCGAAGTGGCGAAGAAAATAGTGGCTCTAGAAAATCTGAATGAAGATAAAAATATAAGTTATGTTGTCGTAAACGATCACGGCGATAATAAATAAGACTTGACAAAGTATCTGGGATATGATAATATCCCAGATATAACAGAAAGGAAAATATGTTTTATATAACTTACTATGCAAAGAAACACGGAAAGTTTATCACACGGAAAGGTCAGTATGATAAACCAGATGGAACGAAAGGAAAATCTTTTACATCAAAACAAGGTACACCTTGTTTAGTCTATTGGGATTTAGAAAGTGATGGCTGGAGAATGGCTGTCGGAAAGGCGAAGGTTAGAATATAATGGCTGAAACTATTGGAAGATTATTAATGGTATTGATCGGCTTTGCTGTTGCAATGCTCGGATTAATTTACGCAATACATAGTCAAGATATCTATTTAGGTATCTTAATTATGGTTGGTGGTATTGCGTCAATGTTTGTTGGACTGCCTTAATAAAAAGACTTGACAGCTATGGGATATTATGATATAATATCCCATATAAACAGAAAGGAAAATATGAAACTAAATATAAAAGAAATAAAATATATAAGACAATCACTAGAGCATAGACTTATATATTATCAAAGCAAACCTCAGTACTCTCAGTATGCTGATGAACTTAAACCAATAATAAAAAAGTTTAAAGATGAAGAGGGTTTAAAGGGTAAAAGCATAACTGAAATAAACAGCGAAAGTTAGAAAGGAAAATATGACGGACAATAAAGATTACACAAGACGAAATAGATTCACAGGTGAGTCTATTGAACTAACAAAGGAAGAGGCAGAGAAACACGATGAGATCTTTTATCATGAGGCATTAGCCACATTAGAAGATGAGAAACTTGGAACTGGTGGAAGTAAACACTGGCAAGAGATGAGAGATAGATTGTCTTGGTTTATGAAACATAATGCGAAGGCTTATATGGTACTTTTGGACTAACATATTTTCCCAGATAGTCAATAGACTATGTGTCCAAAATGGGTCGCCCCTAACGGGGCGCAACCACAGGTTGTGTGGGGCCCTGCGGGCCCCCCGAGGGGTCCCAACAGAATCTGCCTTAATTTTGCCACAATTGACCCCCACCCCCCAAAAGCAAAAAGGGGTCCCAGTCAGTTTACCTTTATGCCTTGTTTTAGATATAGATAGGCTATAAAATCGTTTTTAGGTTAAACAGAACTCAAAAAAAATTCTGCACAAAAATTTATGAAACAAGAAATTATAGATAAACTCCCACCTGATGTCCGTAAAGAGTTTATGAAGTATGCAATTAAACTCGACCAGAAAAAAACTCAAAGCAAAGTCAAATCTGATTTCCTTACTTTTGTAAAACATGTATGGCCTGAATTTATAGAAGGTGATCATCATAAAAAAATTTCTGAAAAATTTAATCGTTTGGCAAATGGTGAATGTAAACGACTAATAATTAATATGCCCCCTAGGCATACTAAATCTGAATTTGCGTCTTACCTCTTACCCTCGTGGATGGTGGGACGTAAACCGGATCTTAAGATTATACAAACAACTCACACAACTGAATTAGCG